ACCGTTGATAGTATATTTAGTAACACCGTCGTTTTCATATAGTTCAATCAACATACGCATTTCTTTTTTGCCATTGGTTTTATCTATAAATCTAATCCCAATCATCGGAGTATCATAAAATTCATCATCAAGCGTGAAAAACTCTAAGGCGGTAAACATTGTCAATCTATCATAATTCCAAAAACCGTAGCTTACAGAGTGCCTTAGAGCATTTTCGCCTAATTGCTCTAATACATGGTCAAACCCTATACCGAACTTTGGCTTTAAGTCAACATCGCCGCTACTCGTGATTTGTACTCCGTTAGATAGCAGAGTCGCGTTTTGCTGCGTGATAAGTTGTTGGAATATACTTGATGTAACCGGTTCGCTTACTTTTAAGGTTTTTCCGTTTTTTAATTTAATCACGTTTTGTGTGCTTGATAATATAGCGGTATTATTCCCTTGGAAATACGCCTCGCCCTTGATAGCAGAGGTGTACATATCCGATAGTTGGTATGCCTTTACCGCTTCAAGGATAAATTTAAGTTTATCGCCTGCCTCTTGAAAATCTTGATATGTGTAATTGTACATAATTGTTTTCCCTTAATCTCCCTACACTCTCTTAAAATCCTTGCATTTCACGTCAAGCAGACAGCCGACACTTTTTGTAATTACCGTGTCCGTGTTGTTGTTATATGCAAATTTTACATTCACAGAATTTTTACACGCATAACAAGTATCAGCACATACCCGTTCGCCATTCAGTTTGCGTTGCAATTCTTCAATTACACAATTTTCATTTCGTATTTTGTCTATCTCTCTAATCTTATCCGCTAAATCTTTTGTTCTTTCGTCATATCTTTTTTCAAGATTTATTAACTCACGTTGCAATCTGTCAATCTCTTTTTGTTTCTTGTTGAACATAATCACAGCACCTCATACTCAATCTTTTCATAATCTTTATTCCAATAATTCGCAAGTTCATTATAAAGCCTAACCAATATCAACTCCGAATGTTTGTCAAAAGCCGACTTATCATTCCAACTCCAACTATCGTGAAAACCACCAGTATAATATCCTAATCCCATTTTTTCTAATCTGCTAATCATATCATAGGGCGGTCCCGTTGTCTTTAATTTGCCTATTATATAATCACGTTGATTTAAATTGTTTAGATTTACATTGTTTATTTTGATTTTCATAAATATATCCCCTATATCGCTTCAATCTCATTGAATACTTTCAACATTTTTGGGAACTGCCAAGCTATCCAGTCAATCAGCTTTTCATCTTCTGCCCATTCACGATTGCCACTCTCAAACATAAAGCTATGTATACACTCATGTCTTTTTACGTTTCGCTTTAACTCGTCAAAATCTTGTATACTATCAGGGGCATTTTCAATATATTCATTTTTAACCACTATTTTTTTTGCATAGCTATCGCAATAGCCGTCTGCTTCGCAAAGCCTCGTATCTTCTTTTTCTGTCGTTTCTTGATAATCGTACACAGTGCCAAGTATATCAAGTTTCATATATTATCCTTTTCATATTTATTTAATATTTTTTTCATTTCCTTAACTTCATTTTGTAAGTTGATAACTATGTCTAACAATCTCATATTACGTTCAAGTTGTTCTGCATCTATAATATCGATATATTGTCTTACTTCCTCGAATTCCTTTTCCGTATATTTTGCAAGCGCCCGCCAGTTATAAACTGCCATAACAACACCTACTTCTACAATATTCATTATCCTCGTCCGTGAATATCCCGTCAGCCTGTCTGCGCATAATTTCTATTTCTTTTTTCCAATCAGGATTATTCGCTTTTTGTTCTTCGCCGTATTCTAAAGCGGCAACAAGACATATAAGAAATATATCGCTTGGTGTTTGCGGTTCATTTTCCCGCGATTTTAAATATGCTCGCGCTTGTTCTGTGCTTTCAAATTCCATTATCGGTTGGTTCATGCTACCACCTCATCGCTTGTCATATGATAAACTATATAATCCATAACGTCTTTTACGCTCGAAAATTCCTCACGCGGGCTCTCACTCTCTAAATCGGCGCACTTATAAACATAGCCCTCTCTTTCCCGGTATATCAAATCAAGCGACCGATTATTGCTGGGCATATATCCCCACGCAATCGTAATACTATATCTGCCGTCTATCCCAACTTTAAAAAACGTGAATCTTAACCCGCACGTAACACAATTGTGCATAATTTCCGATATATCAGTTAGTTTTATCATATTTCCACCTCACAAAATATTTATAATTACATACAATCAGGCTATAGGAATTTCCAAAATAGGTATACCATAAGCGGAAGCAACGATATGTTCTATCCGACAGCCTCGTGCCTCTCGCCAATCAGGCACAAATACTGCTAAATGTGCTTGCGCTAATATTTCAATACTTTTGCCTAAATACCACACACCAATTCCGTCATTCTCTATGCCCTCTGGCGGGTCATCTTCTATAAATGAATTTAATATTTCTGCACTTTCGTATTTTGATTGTACATGCACACTAATCCATTCTCTCACACTTTTTTGTTTTTCGTAGTTTCTATTTGCCATAGGCAACGATATAAATACTTTCATAAATTCCCCCTTGCAAAACTTATTTATTCGCCGTTGTGTTGACTTCAATCAAAAAATTATTAAATTCATCTTTTGTCATGTTGATTTTGCTGAAATTATTCGCAACCCATTCAAACGGCTTTAGGTGGTTTTTCAACACATCTCTTGCTTCAAGTTCAGCTTTTGATTTGCACAATTCAATATAATCATCTTCTGTCATATTCCAATCTGTAGGGCAATCAACTACCGACGAAAAGCGGCAGTATAATCCATTAGGTTGTTTTGCTATAAAAGCTCCCATTTTATTTATCCTTTCTCCGCTATTTTAAATATACGTCAACTTCATTTTTACAAGTTCAGACTTGACAATTCCAGCGATAATCTTCTCAAAATCATCAGCCGAATTATGTCCTGATATGTTATCACATATACGCCGTAATGTCGTTTCTGCCAGTGCCGTCACTGGTCCCGAATAGTTCGCCTTTTCTACTGCATTTTTCATGTTTCTGTAGAATATGTCTGTCAATTCTTGTCTTTGCGTGTCGTTTAGCATATCCCACAAGAACGCCGGAATAGAATTAACGCCATAGGTAGAAATGTCATACATCATTCTTTACCTCCATTTTGTAAATTGATATTGGTTGTCGCCCTCTCCAACCGTTCAGCCACTATTTCCCTGAATTATACCCTTTCTTAAAATAATCTACAAATTTTCTAATAGCCACGCCTAAATTTTCAATGTGTTCAGGCGTTAGCGGCTCAATTTCTGGCTTTTGATTTTCAGGTTGTGGCAGATTTGCACGGGTATTCCACTTTTCAAATAATCCCGATTTTATTGTATCACTCACCTGCATTTTGCATATAGGACAAGTTACCGTATATTTGGTACACCTTACAAGTATCGCGTATTCTTTGCTATATTTTGGGAGCACACCACAAAATGGACAAGGCAAAAGCTCGTCTGCTTCAGGCGGCTCGTCTGCTACATCGTCTAAACCGTGTTCGGCGGTCAAGGATTTTACAAGCTCCAAATCAGGAAGAGAATTTATAGGTATAATCCGATTGTTCCATGAATCTATAGCCCGTTCTTTTGTCTTGAATGGTGTGTATTTATTGTTGTGTCTACGGTCATTTTGACATTGCACGTAATAGGTAAAGTAATCCCTATCTCTATCACTTACGACTATAAGTGAACCAATACCCCCGCACCTTACACAATCGTTTATTTCTTTAGTTTCCTCTACACCAACATCATAATGAATTTCATAATCGTTATGCAAAATATTATCGTCAGCGGATATTACCGCGCAAACTCCGCCGTCTTTGTCTGCCACTGTTATATTATCGTATTCAACTCCGTTTATTATTAATCCGTCAGGCTTTTCAGGTTCTGGCGACTTAGAGCCGTTTATAGACAGTCCGCAATTCGGGCAATATTTGTATGATAGCCTATCTGATATTTTCTGTTCGTCTTCGCACTTAACACACTGAACTGTTTTCAAAAGGGGTTCTGACAATTTTGCTCGTGTGTTCCAGTCAGATACGGCTTCTTTTTTCGTTGGATATACTTCAAATGTTTTTGATTTAAAGCACCCATTGAAAAAGTTTTTACAGTTAAAATTAAATCCCCCAGCATGTCTTACCAAATACGCCTTGCTACCACAAAACGGACAAGGCAAAAGCTCGTCTGTTTCGTGCGGCTCGTCTGCTACGTCGTCTAAACCGTGTTCGACGGCGTGGATTAGGTCTTTAATATCGTCCGTAAAATCCATTAAAGCGAACCTAATATTACCATTCATATAAAATTTTTCCAAGTCGAATTTCTGAGCCCGTTCATACCGCTCTTTTATCCCCTCAAATTCTTCCCTCGTCATATCTCGCCCTTTCTGCTGTTGATTCAGCAACTAATCGAATTTTTCGTCAATTTTTTTCAAAGTGCCTAATACAAGCTCCTTGCATTTTAGCAAATCGTCATAATCGTCGCACTTTATAACTATTCGACTATGATAACCTTCGAATTTTACAGTATTTAATGTAAATTCATAATACAAAGTTTTCTTTTTGAAAAGCCCTTTTTTCTTTTCCTCTATGTGTACCCAATATTCACGGCTTCCAAAATCATATTGTAATCTGTAATCTTTGCCGTGAAATATAATTTCATATCCTAATACTTTAAAATCATAAGGTTTTTCATATATTCTTTCCCCTCGATTGTTGTAGCTGTATGGTCTGGCGGTTTTTGTCCACTCTATTTTTGCAATTTCAACCTTTTCTATATCTTTATAATATAACACTTTCTCAACCTCTCGCGTTATTATATTTGCATTATCTTAACAGACTTTCGTATTTACGCTCCCTGCGCCGCCATATCTCGCTTGTGGCATAGCGCACAGAGGCTATCAAGTGGTCATCCTTGTCCGGATAGCCGCTTATGATTTCGTTATTCTTATTACGCTCGTATTCATAGGATATAAATTCGATAAATGCCTTAGGGCAGCGTTTTTTATCAATTACAATAGCATTAAGACTTGCAAGCCATTTCATACTATATTCGACGCTTCCTGCGCCTTTCTCTGCTCCAGTAGTTCTTACCAATCCATAATCTTTATAATCATTTACAGATTTCGGTTCTGCACTATCGGCTATTACCTTGTCATGTCCTGTCAATCCTTTATTTAACAGAATTTGCGCTGTTTCCTTGTTGCCTTTTTTATATTCAACAGCTTCATCAAAAATATATAATGTTCGGCTTCCTGAATGAAAGTAACAACGGACAAAAGCCCACGGTTCAGGATAAAAGCCCCAATCCACGCCGTTTAATACACGGTCAAATTGCCGGATTTGCTCATCTGTGATAGCCTCGTCGCGTATATTTTCGAATACATTGCTGCCTGTGCCTGTCGGCTCACCCAAATATTCATGTCTGTAGGCGCGTTCGTTTATATTTTTAAGAAATTCAGCTTCATCAAAAAATTGTTCTGATAACCACTCGCGAGGTACATCAAGATAACTTGATTTAATTATTAAACGGTCGGGGCGTTCAATCAATATATCTTTATTAGCCCAATTTGACACGCTTATCGGTGGATTGAAAGTTTCAAAGTTCCAAAATCTACCGCCCATACCTCTCATAGTAGATTGCAATACATTTCTTATTTCTTCACGCCCATAGAATTGGTCAGTTTCTTCAAAATGCGTTATACCAAAATAACCGAATGGTGCTTTTATTGATTTAATCTTTTCAGGTGCGTCAAGCCCTCGAAAAAGTATCTTTTGCCCTGTTTTTCTATATGTTATTTCCATAGGTGAAACAGTCTTTTTAAATGCTGAATCAAGTCCTAAAAGCGATATAGCAAAACATATATTAGCGTATACGCTGTCACGCAGAGTATTTGAAATTTTACGGAAGATAACAGCGTGTATATCTTTATTTTCTTCCTGTATCATTAACAATACAATAACTATAGAAACAAAACTTGATTTTGTACTGCCTCTGCCTGAATAAAAACTATAATGTGTGTATTTATGGTCCAAAATATCATAAAGCACATTATCAAATTTCGGTATTATCAAATCATGAAGGGTCGTTGTTCTTGCTATCATTCGGACGCTCCAATATTATTTTAACCGTTTCAATATCATTTCCAGATTCTTTTTCTTTCAACTCAACCTCGCGACGTTTAAGTGTGATAAATTCCTTTTGGTCTTGGAAAAACTCCCCGCCGTAAACTTTAAGCGCATACATAATCGCTATAGTGTCGCCGCTTTTAACTCTCTTTATAAGCTCATTTTCAGCAATCACGACAACGTGTCGCCGCCCTTTTTTTAATGCGGCAAAAAAGGCGGAATATTTTCTTTTTAGAGATTTAAGCGTGCTTTCGCTCATATTAAATTCTTCGGCTATTTGTTTCTGCGAATATCCTTGACGGGATAACGATTGAATAACCGCCAAATTATCTTTTAAATCGCCGCTTTCTTCCCATTTCTGGTAAATATCTTTGTTAGGCATTTATTTCACCCTGTTATTAATTCTGATTTTTGCCCTGTGAATGTTTCCAATCGATTTATTATAACGTCTATGTATTTTTCATCAAGTTCCATCATATAACACGTTCGCTTCAACTGCTCGCACGCTATGAGAGTGCTACCGCTGCCGCCGAATAGGTCTAATATAATTTCCATAGGTTCTATAAAACTATCAATGGCTTTTAGGCATAACTCAATAGGTTTTTCAGAACTGTGTAGTTTATTTGAGCTTGAAAAATTATTATCTGGAATACGCCACACATTGGAAATATCTTTTCTGACTTGGATAAGTTTGCCTTTTTGCTCTGCAAACGCACCGATGGCTTTGTCATCCTTATTATCGTTAGTAATATAAATAATCAATTCGTGCATACTTCGGAAATACAAACCCATTTTTAGCATTTCCGTATCCCAAACAATGAGATTCCGAACACTCATATATTCATTAATTATTTCGTAGAATAATGGATATGTCCGCCAATCGCAGCAAACGAACGCTCCGTGTCTATTTTTAAGATTTATAGAGATATTCTTAATTAATTCCTTGAAAAATGGCTTTACCATCCCCATATCCTTATTGTTGCTTTTTGCCCCACTACTACTACCAAATGAAAAATACGGCGGGTCAGTCACAACTAAATCAGCCTTAACGCCGTCCATCAGTCGCGCCACATCATCAGCGTTCATGCTGTCGCCGCACATCAGTCTGTGTCTGCCAAGCCGCCATATGTCGCCGCGTTTTGCCGTAGGCTCGTCGGGCATCGCCACCTCAATGTCGAAATCGTCCTCATGTGGTTCTGTTTGTTCAGGTTCATTTATAAACCCAAAGTCACCCATATCTATATCAAATATACCGTCAAGCTCTATATTCAGCAAATCAAAATCCCATTCAGACAATTCATGCGTCTTGTTGTCCGCGAGCCTGTATGCACGTATTTGCTCCGGCGTTAAATCGTCTGCGATAACGCATGGGATTTCAGTCAAGCCGAGTTTTTTCGCCGCCAATACCCTTGTATGCCCCGCAACTATCTCATAATTTTTATCAATCACTATCGGCACTTTAAATCCAAACTCTTTTATACTGTTCGCCACTGCATCAACCGCGTTTGCATTTTTGCGCGGATTATTTTTGTACGAATTAATGTCCGATATTTTTATCATTTTTACATTCATGTTTTTCTCCGCCGCTCATATGACTGGCGTTCGTTTGTTTTATTAATTTACATTTTATATTATATCACAGAATCGTGTATTAATGTGTATTAACTTTTCTTAATTTAATTTTAAGCTTTTCAATGCCTGACTGTGCATATATCCCCTTATATGCTGGGTAGAATAGATTCTTTTATTTGAACTCATATTCTTTGCTACTTGTTCCCACGTAGCACCGTTTACATATTTATGAAATAGCAATAATCTATAATCAGGATTCTTCACTTTATTAATTTTACCAATCACTTCGCGCTTTAAATCAACCAGTCTGTCAATATCACGGTCAATTTCTTTGTTTAAATCTACGAGTTTTACAACGCAATCAGCCATTTTGTCATTGCTTTGTCTGCTACCCGATACCCATTCAGACGACAAAGAAGCCGTAGTCCTTGTCGCCATTGCGCGAAGCTGGTCGCACTGTTCTAATTTAGCGGTTATTTCTTTGTCCAAATCTCTGATTTGGTTTAAATATTCTTTCGCTTGCACAAACTCACCCCTCCTGTACTTGACAAAAATACCAAAGTATGGTATAATATATGCGTGTATTTTTACATGGAGGCAGCTTGTGCGAGCTGCCTTTTGTTCTTTCTGTTTCTATGCTTCTTCCGGCTGTCCAAACATTTCAATGTATTTATCGGTATCGCAGATGCCTATTTCATTTTTTACGTCCGATTCCGACACCGGCGTAATTATATGCTTATACACTCCCGTAGTATATTGAAAACCATGAGCGTATCTGAAATAATTACCTTTTCGTGTCTTGTAAAAGTGAGTATTCGTATCTTCAAGACTATATACAAGCTCCGCTGTTTCAGTATCGTACAGTTTACCGTCAATTATTTTTTTCAATTAATTTTCTCCTTTCCCATTCTTTTATTACCCAATTTCTGGCTTCTTTTTTGCTTCGTATTGTGCTGTATCGTGGCTGTTTTTGCACTCTTTTCCCGCACTTTGAACATTCAATAAAATATCCATGCGAAAAGTTAGAATGATGTTTTGAATATACGCCCAATGCTCTGCCGAAAAGATTATTCCAGTCAGTATACCATTCCACAGTTACGGCATTTCCGCATTTGCAAAATAGTTCTTGCATATTCATAAACTCCTTTATAAATTTTTTGGTGGTGGTTAATCAAATTCTGTCACTTTTTTCATATTAGGCGGGTTTCTCATGCGTCCGTCTTCGTATCCGACAAGATACGCTAAATGCTTTTTGTTTTTCAGGTCTTGTATATCTTGTATAATCATGTCTGGGTCTGACAATATTACTAATCGCCCTTGTTCTTCGGCATCCTCGTATTCGGCAAGTTTACGCTTAATTTCGTCATTTCCTGCAACAGTTTCATATTCTCTGCCGTTTTTTGCTTTTTTGATTATTTTTTTTGAATAAACTTCTCCGTCAACCCATTCCGTTAATCTCTCCATTTCTCATTTTCCTTTCTCCGGCTCATCCGCCGCAAATCTCGCTTCGTCGAACTGCCAGTTTATGCTACATTTACCGCCGCAAGTTTTTCTTCTATGCTTAACATCATCAACAATCCGCTCCAAATTGTAATGTTTGCAATAAAAACAGTCACCTTTTAATACCTGTTCCAACGCTTCAGCGCGTTTCTGCCAGCGGTCGCGGTCGTCTGAAAATTTCAACGGACAGAATGGGGCGCGAGTATTATCGTGAATCTTTAAGTCATATGTAAAAGCATATTCCATTGCCCCTATACAATTCTGTATTATTCCAAGAGAATTAATATTTAATTTACACGTTGCACACGATTCCGGTACGTCCATTTCAAATATCGCTTTCATTCATCATCACCCACTTTATCTTCGGAATTTTCGATAATAACATAATATCCTATATCAGGGATATAATCGTCATTAACTCTCGCCTCAACCCATACTTTATAACCACAGTTAGCTATTGCCATCACGAGTTTCTCTCTCTCGCCGGGCGGGTCAACTCTTAACTCACAAATCTTCATTCACCGCTCACCCCGTTTTCAAGCAATTCCGGATTATCGTGTATGTTCCCGATTATTTCAAGTTCAATATCCATTAAATCAGCTAATGGGTCTGACATTTCCCCATCTCCCAAACACCACATTGCATGATCAAAGCAAATAGGTTCAATTCCAATCTTACCCTTAACGCTTGCTCTTACAATATCACCCTCATAAATCAGTACACCATTTTTGTCGCGCAATCCTGTATTTTCGCCTAAAGTTTTTGGGTCAATATCTGTATCATAACCAAAAACATTTTCGTAGATATGATGTCTTTGTTTCCGCGTTCTTACGTAGTAACCATACACCCACTCGCCGTTGTCAATCCTTTTTCCTCTGCATAAATATCTCTCACTCATTCGCTTACCTCCGCGCTTGTATTCGCTTTCTGCAGACGCTTCCTCGCTCTCACCGTCAAAATCCGAGCGGAAGCTGCGCGATAGAGCGAACAGTTCATCCGCTCCTAATGTTGATAATAGTTTTTTCATATTTTATCCCTCTCTGCCTTACGGCTTATATATTTAACTTGTTTCAGTTATTTCCTCAATAATAACTTCGACCCTCGGTTTTTCCCTATCTACTGCGAACTCGTCGGCGAAGCCGGTTATATTCGCCCAACCGTCGTTTTTCAACACCCCCGATTTAACCAGTGCGTCCTGTATCACTTTCCGCCCGAACGACGATATGTTGTCTTTGTCACGCCGCATATGCTTTTCTACCCACAAATACCGCATATACACCGGATTTTCTATCTTCACACCACGTAACTGCTGTCTGCACAGCATAATTATGCCGCTTTCAATCTGCGCTTTCAGTTTTGCCGCCGCGTGCCTGTTCGCCCGTTCCGCCGATATATACTCGTTCAGCCCTGCCAACGCATACGGGATTACCAGCCTATACTCCATGTCTACGCGCCACCTTTTCTAATTCCGCTATAGATTTGAGAATCGGATATACTTGCTGCGGTACTACTGCGTTTCCTAAACATCTAAGTCTGTCCACCCCTGAGGAAAGCCCATCATCATTTCGTTCAGTTCTGCCGCTTCCTTTGGTGATTTTCCCATTGCCGCATAGCCATATATTGTACGGTTCTGCATTAAACCCCGGTTTGGTTTCGGAATTGTCAGCGTTTTTTGTAACTGCGATATTACGTCTGACTTTTTCATTTTTGTCCACGCTATTCCATCGCTCGCATATGGAGTTGGCGACAATAAATATCCTCTCGCGCCTATGGTATGCCCCGACATCGACAGCTCCGTAACTGCACCATCCGACATTATACCCCATTTCGTCCATGTCCCGCAGTATTCTTCCGAAGTACCGTCCAAATTCTGAACCAAGCAATCCCCGCACGTTTTCCCCCAGTACCCATTTTGGTCTAATTTCGCGTATAACTCTCGCGAACTCGTCCCACAAATCACGCTCATCAGCAGACGCTTTACGTTTTCCCGCAACGCTGTGAGGCTGGCACGGAAATCCCCCGGATAATAATGTAAGTTCTCCGGTACTGATTCCGGTTCGTTCTCGAAAAGACTTATTTGTAACATCTCTTATATCCCTCCATCGTGATATATTCGGAAAATTTTTTTCCAATACTTTTGTAGCGTAATCATCTATTTCGCACTGTCCGATTGTAGTAAATCCTGCCCAGTGCGACGCTAAATCTATTGCGCCTATTCCTGAAAATAAACTCATGTGCGTCATATTATACTCCATGTCTACGCGCCGCCTTTTCTCAATAATCCTTGAATACCTGAATGATAGCCCCCGCTTGCCTTGATGTCATAGGTATATTTTTAACTTTCCAATTTTTCAATAAATCAATGGCATATTTCTGCTGTGCGTCACTTGCATACCCATCTACTTCATTTTTTTTTGCCTGTTTAATCCATTTCTGTAATGTACCGCAGCGGTTGCAATAAATCCCTATATGCGGCGGTCTTGATTTTTCACAGAGATTTATACTTCCGCAGTGTTTGCAACTTTCCAAATTTTCCACTCCCTCACATAATCGGTAAATCGTCTGTATCGTTGATTTCTTGAAAATCCTTAGTTTTGCCATCATATGGATTAGACTTTATATTCCAACCATAATTTACATTTTCATTACGGTCATTCAATAATCGTTTACTTTCATGTTCAAAATATAAACCTACAAGTTCATCTTGTATGCCTAAATCCCGATTCTTCATTATCTCCAAACAATTTGTAAATTGGTATTTAAGAAATCCATTTATCTTTTCTTGACCGAAAAAATCTTTTGCGTTGTCTTCAAAATCTTTGTTTATCCTATGGCACATAATAACATTATCTACTGCGTTAGTTAGGTCAGCCGTACCGCTTATATCAATTTTTCTTAAAAAACCGGTTGCTTTGCGCGGGTGGCATACGAATACTATGTGAATATCATATTCTTTAGCAATATCCGTCATTTTAATTATGACGTTTGTTTGCTTTTGGTATTCTTCGCCCATTACTTCCGACAAATCAATCGCCATCAGATTGTCTATAAAAATTATATCGCTATGTTCCTTTTTTACAGTTTCATCAATGGTTTTTAATACATCTGAAAATTTTTTGCCTATTTTATTATTGTGTATAAACAGTTTGCCTTTTGCCCACTCGTCTATTTGTTTTCCTATATGCTCAGGTGTGAAATATACATTCTCACCGTAGTTGCTGAGTTTCGTATATTGCCGACCTGCCGCCTGAAGATGCAGCCAGTATTTTATACGTTCGCTGTTCATTTCTCCCGAATACAACGCACATTTGAACCCGCTTTGTATGCTGTTAAGCATAAACTGTCCTAATATTGTTGATTTCGCCGACCCGTTATTACCGCTCATGACCGTTACCTCTTTTTTGTTGAATCCTATCATTTTTCTGTCAATAACATTAATGCCGGTCGGTATACTTATGATTTTGCTCCTGTCAGAATTTTCTATTTCATGAAGCTGTAAATATTGCTTTAATTGCGGTGTATTTTTCGTTTCAGCTGATTCTGAATTTATTGCTGAAATGTTGGGCTTTATACTCCGCGCTGAATCTTTTGGTTGCTGCCGTTTAGATTCATGTAATTCTCTCACATCTTGCCATTTTTTATTGGAACAGGAATTGTGCAAACATTTAAAACTAACTGCGCCGTTATGGTATATGAAAATCATAGAATCAGGCGATTTGTGATTTTCGTTGAACGGGCATGATTCAAGCAGATATTTTGTCCCAAGCTGTGTATTTACAGTCTTCGATACTTTTAAATATTTTCTTGCAAATTCTTCCGCATTGAACTGCGAACCGTAGTTTTGATAATTTTTATTTTCTTCCGGAGATTTAGGCAATGTATCTGAAACTTTTTTTATCAGTTCAATATCGGTTATTTTTATAGGCTCATCCGGAACTTTTATAATTTTGCTCAATCTGTGCGGACGTTCTTCCGTGTCTGCTCCTTTTCGTGCAACTGTACCGTATAGCTTGGTTATTCGGCTTGCGTTATACACGCTCGTATCAACGCTTACTTTGTCGTCTGTAAATAAAATATTCAGAGCATACAAGAAATTTTTTATTATTTCTGTGGGTTCTGCATGATTCACTATGTTAATTTTATAAAGCAAATGATACCCATTACCACTGTCGGCAACTATCGGATATGCGAATCCAATATCGCGCAGATAGTTATATATATTCGCCGCTGTACGCCGTGCGTATTGTTTTTCTTCATTGCTTGCGCTCGTTCCGCTTGCACGTATAGGGTCTGTATCAATCAGCAGCCATTGCCTGTAATCAATATCAGTATCGGAAGTGGTGGTTTTGGCGAATTTTTCAAATTTATCTCGTTGAACTCTGCTGTAACAATCGTCTTTTATTGCGTTTAATACAAAATAACAATTTTCATAATCAATATTTTCAAGCCCTTTTAGCAATTTTGTATAATCATCTTTGAAATATCCGCTTGTTATGCGTTTTTGACTATCATACATACGCACTTCGACAAGTTCATTGTGTGACTTCAAAACGGAAAGTGTTTTTATCACTTCCTGTATGTTTGTTTTCACTCTCTCTGCCATTTCCTAACATCTCCTTCGTCTAAAGGGGGTGCAACCGCACCCGGAGGCGACAACCCTCGTTTCTCCATTTCACGGTTTTCCCAACCCGCAACAGAACCTTTCCAGCTCTGCATTTTGTTTTTACCTACTCGCCACCCAACAGATTCATAAAAACCTATGAAAGCGGCGGGATTGACATGAGTATAGTTTTTCTCTCTGCAATAGTCAGATATTTCCTGTTCAGTTGGCGGAATAAAATTTTTAGAGAGCGGCGCGCCCTCGTGCGCATCCTCTTTCTCTTTATTTTCTTTTATATTCTCTTCTTTTCCTTTCTTTTCTTTTAGGCGCGAATCATTCGCGAACTGTTCGCTACTCATTCGCGAATCATTCGCGAATTGCTCTAAATCAGGTATTTTACTTGGTTGTGGTTTATCCACGGTTTGCCATTTATCCCAGTTATCCATTCTATAATAATCACTTCCGTTATGTGCGTAGAACGTCACGGACATATTAGAACCTATCTCCGATAGGGCTTTTTCTACGTCGGTGAGCCGCATTCCGTCATCATAAGGGAATATTGTAGATTTAAGATATACTGGTTTACCTCGTCCTTTTCCGTAGTCGTCTGCCACAGAAAACATTCCAATAAATAATAATTTTGCCAACAAGGATAATTTTGAAAAATCTTCGCTTTGCCATATGTTAGGGTCTATCATTCTTCGGCGTGCCATGTTTTGCCCTCACTAATTATATTTCCCACTTTTCTTTCATACTGTCAAAATCCTGTTTCATTATTAAAAAAAGCATTTCAGTCATTGGATTATCAAATTTCGGTACTTCACCAGTTTTGTCATATGCTATAGATGCCATAAGTATTTTTGCTTGTTCTTCCGGCGGTAACATTTTAAGAGGTTCTTCGTATTTATATAAAAATAAAATAATTACACCTGTTTTTTCTTCTGTATTCATTTTTCAACGCCTTCCCTTTTTATAAGGGGCGTTGCCGCCCCATATTTATTTTCCTTTACGCCGATTCCATTTCTGCCGCCGACGTTTCCCACGGCAATGTATCATCAAATTCAGATTCATCAGTAACCTCATTCGCGGTGATTTCTATAGATTCATCTAATTTATTAGCATTTATTTTTTCGTCGGCAAGTCTTTTCAAGATATTATCGAAATCTTTTTTCAGCACTAACTTTGTACTGTCATATCCAAACTCTGCTATGACCGATTTGACAACATCATTTTTAGCGTTTGCGAACAGCAGCTTAGCTTGCGCCATGGTTATATAATCTCCTGATTGATTTTTTTGATTTGACTGTTCTGAATTATTTTCGGGTTCAGTTTGCACTATATCAGCCGAGGTTATATCATTTTCTATTTCTATCGGCTTTTCGTCCAGCACAGAACTGTCTACGGGCATTTCCGACGTATCATACAATCCCTGTAAATCTTCTGGGAATGCTTCGCGTAATGCTTGTACCAATGCCACTTTACGTATCATGGTTGCGGGTTTGCTTTTCCACAACGCCGTAGGTTCTCCGTCTTTGGTTTGGCAATACTCACTGAATGTTACTACCGCTTCTATCGGCACTTGGTAGCCTTTAACATACACTTTTGCCCAACCGCCTGCTATCTTTTCTCCGTCTAATACAAGCGTGCCGTTTCTGTTTTCTATGCCGCCGTTTTCTGTCCGTATAACGGTTCCCGCTTCGAATCCGCTGAACGTAGGGTTATTCATTGCTCTTTTGGTGAACACATCTTTCCCTATGACAATCTGTGATTTTTGGTTGTTGTATTTTATCAAATATGCCTCGCGTAGGAAAGGATTTAATTTCTGCGCTTTGCATAGATTCAGAAACATTACTATTTCTTGGTCTGTGACATTGCCGCCGCCTGACACAAGATAATTTTTTATTATATTCGGACTAAGCTTTACCGAAGTTTTACCGCTTTCATATTCCACTATTGCGTTTTCAAAATTTGAATTTTTCATGATTTTCCTCCGTTCAATTTATACTAATATTATTTTTATGTTCGATATACGCACCGTCTATTCTCTGACCTGACTTAATCGCTTCTTTTATTGCCTTTTTATCGGCTTCAAATGTTACTTTTTCACGCATCAGCATTGCCGGAAGTCTGTCCTCGTCTGTTATTTTCACTTCTTCGGATTTGCGCCATGTTATTACGGCTCTGCTGCTCTCGAATTTTTTACCGCCTAATATCTCGGACAAATAATTTTTAAGGTTTTCAGCGTTGTCTTTCTTTTTTTGTCGGCGGATTTTCAATATTTCTATTTCATTGTTTATAGCTTCTGTTTCGGCGTTCAACTGTTTATACCAACAGGCAATATTGTCTATTTTCGATTGTTTCTCCATATCAAGTTGATTTAACCGCTCAAAGTCGATTATTTCGCCTGTTTCTTCGTCTATACATTCATAAATCGCCCGTTCCACTTCATACAACGTCATTATTATTTTCCGCCTTTCTACACTGATATAATCCCGCTTAGATTTTTGCTTTTTATTTTGGCGATTATTTTGTGATTCCTGTATATATCGCTTCTGGTATCATCAAACTTGCAGATGTAACGTATAAAATCTATGCCTTCGCCTCGTTCCAATATGATTTCTTTCATCGTGTCGCCCTGTCCGCTGTCCGATAAATCCGACGTCAGGTCTATTATTTCCTCTGGTGTCCACTGTGTGTATATATACAACAGCCCTCGTGCGTCTGTATAACAGGCATTATAACACTGCTCCCACGCTGTATCGTCGTCCTCGCTGTGATACTGCTTGCACACCGGGCACAAATCCTCCTCATCATACAATTCTATACTCTCACTGCCACATGCGCAGCAGTGGTCATTTTCAAAGCAGTCTACGTCTTTCGTCCAGCCCGAAGCAACCTCGTTCTCGGTCATTTGACTTTCGCAATCTTGGCAGTAAAATATTTTCATTTTATTTTTTCCTTTCTATTGACATCTTATTTTTTAAATGGTATAATGTCTTTATTGTTATTTTGTTTGCGTTGTTTGCGCCGTTTCCAACATTGCCGTGTTGGCAGCGGCTTTCTTTACTGCCATTAAATCCAGAGTGTTTTTTATAAATTGTCGTAATTCTTGTGCATCTGATGCTTTGAATTGAGAACCGCGATTTCCTAAATTAAAGTATGTGCTTGCCAGTCCCGATATTGACGATTTTACTTTTCCCGAATTGCCTGTTTTCTCATATTCGTCTTCAAACTCATCAATAATTTTGTAGAACATTGTTTTATTTGATTTTTCCGACTGTATTTTTTGGAACACAATGTCCGCTATGGTTTCCATTTCATACTTTGTCATTTTTTTCTCCTTAATTTATTTTCACAATTTTCTTGACAATTCCTAAAAAGTATGTTACAATCATCTTATTAGGATTTTTATTTTGCAAATAGATATTTTACTGGCTTTTTAAAATAATTTTCTAAAATAATAGCTTCATCAACTGTCGTTTTTACTGCACCCGTTTCTTTTTTTAAATAAGCTGTTTTGGTTTTAAGATTCAGTAATTCTCGCATTTCATCAAGAGTTCGTCTTGCATCTTTGCGTGTTTTCCTTAAATTCTCGTACATTTTCGACTCCTTTCTTATACGAGATGATTGTTTCTTACTTGGAAGATAATATCTTCTTAATAAGATTATATCATCTTTTAAAGTGTTTGTCAAGTGTTTTTCGAAAATTTTTAAAATATTTTTTTGAGGTGATTTTATGGCGCAATTTCATAAGCGTTTAGCGGAAATTAGAAAAATAAAAGGATTAAAACAGTCTGATTTGGCAAATATAATTAATATGAGGGCTGCGGGAATTTCAAAATATGAAAGTGGAATTTCGCAACCTAATTTAGATACTTTAAAACAAATAGCTAAAATTTTTGATGTGTCTACTGATTATCTATTAGGTGTCAGTGATGTACCCACTCGCGCAAACAACGGTGATATTTCGCTCAACGATGATGAGATTGCGCTGATTGAAGCTTATAAGAAATTGCCGAGGGATTACCAGTTTGAGATAAAAGGCTACATCAACGGTATCTTGAAGTCGTCGGGGGTATCTCCTTGATTTTTTTCACTTTTTATGTTATAATTTTGGTGAGTTCTTCATCATATCCTCTAATGGATATATTTTGTCTAAATACTCATGTATTCTAATCCAGTTGTCGCCGCTTGTATCGCTTTTGCCATATTCGATATTCTGATAATGATTGGTTGCTATTCCTAAATATTCAGCGACTTCCCTTTGCTTGCGTCCTTTTGATTTTCTTGCTTTTTTTAATTCTGTTCTCAATATCACCCTCTCGCTTTCTTTTTGAACACCATGTATTAAATGGTGTTGATTGTATTATACCATGTATTAAATGGTTTGTCAAGTGTTTTTCGAAAATTTTTAAAAAATATTTTTTAAGGGGAATTTTTATGGTTACCTTAGGGGAAAAACTCAAAAAATTAAGATTTGAAAAAAATATTACACAAAAACAAATTGCCGAATATTTAAAAATTGCTACAAATTCTTATCAAAGTTTTGAATATGGAAAATTGCGTCCAAGTTTAGATACTTTAACCAAACTCGCCGAATACTTCGAAGTCAGTACGGACTATCTCTTGGGCTTGGTTGATGAACCACATCATAAAAATCTGCGTATTAAAGTGGATTTTCGCGAATCCTTTCACAGCCGCGTAGACGCGCTGTCGGATAAGAGCCGCAAAGACTTGGACGAATACTTGAAGCTGTTGGAAACTCGCGAGCGTGGGGATTAATTTGCTTTTTCAAAATGATGTGCGCTATTGGTTCTAATTTGTACGTTGCTCGAAATTATAAAATCGGGTATATCTCTGTATTTAAATGACCTGAAACAAGACGAACCATCAAAATTATCTTTGTGAATACCGGGTAATTGACCGTTGTTTTTAGCTAAATATCTGAATAAATAATAGCGAAAATATTTTAAGTCGCCAAGTATCCATTGCGATAATCGTTCTTCTTTTTCATCTGAAAATCCATAGAAGAAATAATCACCCCAACCTTCAATTATTTTCGTAAGTTCAGTCTTAATACCGCTTGGTCTACCCGCTCTTATAGTAAATTCATCACCGTATCTTTCAAGGTAATCAAATTTTCTTATTCGACATCCGATCCGCACAGAATCTAATTTTAAAACCATTAAATCGGTATTATGTTCAGCATCTTCTTCCAATGGCGGTTCTGATATAAGATATTCACCTAAGATGCGTTTTATTTCTGGTAAAAATCTATCAGACCAGCGTTTATCTTCTTTCCAATTAATCAATTTAACGACTCCTTTCCCCAACAATCAAAATCTTTTATTTTACGTCTGTTAAACATATCAAGTCGCCTACCGGCAGTAACGCGCTTTACCATACTATAAAATTCTTCTGGTTTTTCACTGTGACCTGTTCGCGGTGCAAAAAAGCAAGTAGAAAAATCTTTTGTATTAATGAACGATGGTGTTCCTTTCCGTGCATACAGTGCAAATTCGCAATTATATTGAGGCAATCCGAAAGGTTGAAATCCGCCCGGCTTATGCCATACGAAAGTACAGACATATTTCAAATCCCAGTTGGTCAACAATTTTAATGCCATAGGCATAAATTTATGAGTAGTCCACAACCAAACATGACAATCATTTGCAGCAGGAATTTCTAATTTGGCAAGTTCTTCTTCAGTCATTGTCGGATAATCAAATTCTGACTGATTAGGACGTTCGTCCCGTTCAATTTTTTTCATATCCCACGGTGGGTCGATTATGATAACGTCATATACGCCTTGTATTTCTTTAACTTCCATAGCTTCAATGCTTTCAAGTTTAGATATGATTTCCTCGCGTTTGGTTTCGCGTTGCGCCTCTTTAACTGTTGACGCTTCACCGCTTAAAAGTTTATCTGTTATATCAGGATTTTGTAACGCCTTTTCCTCTGTCGCCGTAGGGTTGAATATCGCTATGGGTTTGCGTGGTTGCTCGCGTCCTAAAGTATCAACTGTTTTTTCGATGTGGGGAATTTCCCCACGTTGTTCAAGTTCTTGTCTTTGAGTGCCAACTGTTTTATGGTCTACACCTAACCCTGTGGCAATCTGTCTGTCTGACTTTTCCGGTGTTTCTACAAGCTGTCCGCGTATAAATCCACGCTTTTGTTCCTGTGTTAAATGTCGCCGCGCTATATTCAATTTGCGTGCGTGAAATCTCTTTTCAATATCGGTCATTCCCGCTCTGATAACTTTTGGATAATCTGTTATTCCCAGTTCCCCGCAAATTCTAAGTCTGTGATGTCCGTCAAGTACGTTGCCGTGTTCGTCATATTCAATCGGTATCATCACGCCGCGCAACGATATATCAGTTTTTAAGTCATTGTATTCGTCAGCCGTCAAATCCGGCATTATTTGATACTTCATTCCGCTTCTCCTAATAAATATGTTACCTTTGTTTCGAGTGCCGCAGCTATTGATATGAGCGTTGATGTTTTAGGGTCTGATTTGTCAAGTTCTATGTCCCACAATCGCCGAAGGCTTATATTTGATTTGTTAGCTAAATTTTCCAATGTAATTTTCTTTTCTTTCCTTAGCTCTTTAATTCTCATTCCGAGCGTTGTACTCATTTCGCTCCTTTCTTGTTTATTTATGACGTGTGCGTCTATATATTATATTTTAGACTTAAACGTCTAATAAATCAACAGTATTTTAAAAACATTTCATGAATTTTTTATTAAGTGGGGGTTCTCTATGGATAATTTTGTACAAAGATTGAAAATATTAAGAAAACATTTCAATGTCACTCAAAAGAAAGTTGCTGAAAGTATTGGTCTTTCTGGTCGTCGATATAACGATTTAGAAGTTGGCAAGTCTTTTCCGTCTGCTGATACTTTAATCAAACTTGCCGATTATTTTAACGTATCTACGGATTATCTGCTATGTAGGACTGACAATCCTGCTAAACACACTTTCGACGATTTGAAAGCCTATGCCGCTTCCGGTTCCGAACCGCTTGATTTAACGGTGTTTGAACGTTCTGTAGTCAAAAAGCTGCGTGGAATTGATTCGTCTAAACGCGCCGCATTTGCGGAATTATTAGATATTGATAATCAATAGTATCTTAAAGTCAGAAACTCGCGAGCGTCAGGGGTGAAAGGTGTATGCTATGAAATTTAAAAGAACACAATCATTAGAATTGCATATAGTTTTTTTCATTTCAGTACCTCGCTTTTCTACCTAATAAAAGTTAATATCAATGTTATTATAGAAACGACCATTGCCGCGCACCATGCGTAAAACCAATCATATTCTATCGGCAGCAAAAAGTATAAAATTCGCAAAAACAGTGTTGGTTTTTTCACGTTATCACCTCATTTGCCGGATTCGTTGAAACAGAAATTTCAACTTGAATTTGGTTCGCTTCCTCAACCAACTTCTGCGCTTGCTGAAACGAATCAATCGCTTGATGAAGAAAATCAATAGCTTTATTACATAAATCGATTTTTTCAATAAGTCCTTCGGCGGTAATATCACAATATGTCCCACCTATGTTCTGTGAGTTTTTTTCCATTTTCTCTCCTTATGCCGCGTATGGGTTCAAATCTAATCTCGTCACCCAATCCGTACTGTCGTACCGCTAAATTGAAGTGTTCGATATATTTTTGGACAGTAGCGTCGTCCATATTGTATGCTTTTGCTATCTCTCGCCAATTTTTACTTTCACGCCAGTCGTCCACGGAATGTATTTGAAATCCTATGCCTATTTCTGTTTTGCTCGCCACATATAACGCACATTTGCTCCCCTGTATATATAGTGGTGATTGTTCCCATGCGCCGCCTTTTACCCATGCGTCGCCAAATACCCTTGCGTAGCCAAATACCTTTGCGGTGTCACTTACAATTGCGTTGCCATATACCTTTGCGTTGCCATATATTCTTGCGCTGCCGCCTACCTTTGCGTTGTCATGTACATTTGCGTTCTCACTTATCTTTGCGTAGCCAAATATATCCGCGTCGTCAGCTACCAATGCGTTGTCACTTACTCTTGCGTAGTCAAATACCTTTGCGTCGTTAGCCACTTTTGCGTTGCCAAATACTCTTGCGTAGTCACGTAACCTTGCGTTGCCAAATACTCTTGCGTCGCCAAATACTTTTGCTTTATCACTTACCCACGCATTGTCAGATAAATTATCCTCTTTTTCTATCCAACCGCCTATATCACCGACACACACCCTGTGAATAGGTATTGCCTTTGTGCAGCGTATTCTTTTCAATGTTATACCGCCGGGTATTTCCTTTGTTTCGCCTGTAAATTCATAGTTTTTTTCCATTTTCTACTCCTCACGCCGCGTTACGTATTCTGTGATATTTTACTTTCAATATGATAATAGTTTTCTTCCGTCAGGATTTTAGCGACAGCAGCAGGTCACGCAAAACGGCATTTTCTTCTTCTAATTTTTTTATCCTCTTTTTTAGTTTTGATTTATCTCCGCCGTTGTCTATAAGATTTTGGATTGCGTTAATAATGATATTTTCTACACTATCAAACGTGGTTTCATATATATATAAATCTTTTTCTGTCAATCCAGCTATTTTTGCGAACTTAAACAACAAGGACGCTGTTCTTTCTTGACCTTTCTTATACAGTTCTGTCAATATGCAACTCTCGCAAATTTGTTCCCTTGCGGTATCGTGTACCCTTGTGTCGCCACTTACGCTTGCGGTGCCGCATACCTTTGCGTCGCAACTTACCCATGCGTCGCCATTTACTATTGCGTTGCCAATTACCCACGTGTCGCCACTTACTCTTGCATTGCCACTTACCCGTACATTGTTAGCTAAATTTGCGTTACCATATACCCTTGCGTTGTCATATACCCTTGCGTTGTCATATACCCTTGCGTTGTCAGCTACCCTTGCGTTACCATATACCCTTGCGTTCTCACTTATCCACGCATTGTCAGATAAGTTATCCTCTTTTTCTATCCAACCGCCTATATCACCGACACACACCCTGTGAATAGGTATTGCCTTTGTGCAGCGTATTCTTTTCAGTGTTATACCGCCGGCTATTTCCTTTGTTTCGCCTGTGAATTCAAAGTTTTTTTCCATTTCGGGTACTCCTTTCGTTTCGCGCTAATTTTTCACAGAATTTATATATAAGTTGCTGGTTTGATATAATTGTGTCGAGAAGTTTCGTCATATTATTTACATATTTAAGCATTTCTTCTTTAGTGACAAAATTTTCTTCGTTCATCTTTTATACTCCTATGCAGATGTAATCGTGAAGCGTTTGCTTTCATTGGATTTCAGATATGATTCGTAGATTTCTTTATTTTCCGCTTTGAACTTCGCCGTATCAAGGATATTGCGCATTACCGTTATGTTTTTGACTGTGAACATACCCGCTTTGACTTCTTCCGCCCCGTCCATGCAGTCTATTAGATTTTGCTTGAGTTCGTCCACTGTTGCTTGCATTTCTTTCAATCTTTCATTAGCTTCAAATAATTTGCGTGCATTTTCCTCAAATAACTTCGCTTCAGCCCATGCAGTTTTGAACGCTGTCGATTTATCCGCTCCGCTTCTGATTATCTCCCACGCTCTTTTGAATATTTCCACTCTATTTATATTTTTCATCTCTTTTACCCCCATTATTGACTTTTAGTTCGTGTTGTGTTATACTGTGGTTGGTGTTTCGTATAATTTTTCTACCTTTGTGTCTAACGCTTCCGCTATTCGGATTATTTTTGTAGCCGAAGGTTCCTTTGTTCCTGCTTCGTAGTGTTGGAACATTCTTTCAGTTACACCTGATTTTGTTGCGGCTTGTTTTTGTGTCAAGCCTATTTTCTCTCGGTACTGTTTTATTTTATTATTTATTTTCACCCTCTCCTCTTTACTCGATACGTCCTATGGTTCGTATCTGATATTATTATAACACGTCCTATGGTTCGTTGTCAAGTGTTTTTGAAAAATAAATTTGTAAACAAATTATGAATAGATTGGAGTAATATTATGCTTGATTTTACAGGAAAATTAAAAGAATTACGAAAAAATAAGAATTTGACACAGAAACAAGTTGCATTAGAATTAGGATTATCGGAACGTAACTATCAACATTACGAGGCAGGAACTAAAAAGCCTTCATTTGACGGATTAATTAATTTAAGTAATTACTTTAATGTAACGACCGATTATCTGCTCGGATTGTCGGATAACAAAGAAGTTAAAAAATAAAATCAAGGAGGAAATTATGAAGAATAAGAAATTGTTTATTATAAAATGGGTTATTTCGATGATTATTGCAACTATTCCGACGGGAATATATGTCATTTGGGCAATAAATGAATATACTATATATTATTCCATACATGGTTATGCAGAAGTAATTGGCAAAGGATTGGCTATTTTTATTTTTGGAACTTTGTTGATAAGACTAATCATGTTATTTCCAAAAGCAATGGAAATGCAGAAAAAAATTAATGAAGAAAACGCTAAAACTTTGAATGAAGCCCAAAGACTGCTACATGCTACTAAAAAAGTCGGAAAATATATTGAAATTGATGATGTGAATAAAAAATGGCGAATACCTGATGGTTTAAAAGGATTAAATAAAATATATGATTATTCAGATATAATTGATTTTGAATTACTGGAAGATGGTAAATCTATAACTAAAGGCGGCATTGGTAGTGCAATAGTTGGTGGAGCATTGTTCGGTGGTGTGGGAGCTATTGTAGGAGGCGTAACCGGAAGTAAAACTACAAAAGATATTTGTAATAAATTAGAAATTAAAATTACTGTCAAAAATATACAAGTTCCTACAGCTTATATTAACTTTATAAATTTCCCCGTAAAAACGTCAAATCCCATATATCAAACCGCATATAATTCAGCACAAGAATGTTTGTCTTTACTTCAACTCATGTGCAATTATCAAGAGCAACAAATTCAAAAAGAGGAAATAAATTATATGTCGTCTGCTGATGAATTGGCTAAATTCAAGAAATTGCTTGACGATGGTGTTATAACCCAAGCCGAATTTGATAAAAAGAAACAACAGTTGCTTGATTAATTAATAAATTTAGGAGGAAGTTATGAAAAAATTTTTAGTTTTAGCACTATTTTTAGGTATTTGCGTTTTTGCTTTAATGGGGTGTGGAGGAGATGATAGTGCAAATAATTCTCTATCTGATGAAAATTCACAATCTAATGACAATAATAACAATTCTAATCAATCAGTTGGCGGCATATGGTTTTCGTTAAAGTAGACGCCCATTCTGCAATATGATTAACATTATTATTCCTGCAACCGTCATCGCCGCAGCCGATATAATCAACGTCTTTATTGATGTTTGCCGCAGTTCGCGGCGCAGTTTGTAGCTGAATTTTTCGTTTTGCATTTGTTTCTCCTTATGCCGCGTTATATGCGTTCAAATTTTACTACGTGGACGTTTTTGACAATATTCCGCCCATGTTTCTTTTCTGAATAAACCGCCGTAAATATATCTTTGTGCAAACTCTTTTTGCTCTTCATTAGGAATTATTCCTTTTGTAGGATTTTGTTCAGGTTGTGCATAAATACATATTCCTTTTAGCTTTTTCAACCGCTCAACACGCTTTTCAGCGTTTTCAATATCTTTTGTGACAAGAATATATACAAACAATCTATACGGCTTTATTCCTCTCTCCATTAGAAATTCTGCGGCGCGTTCTATATATTCTATCTGCTGAATCCTATCGCAAGAAAAACGAATATATTTAATCCATTTCAAATGGGCGATAATGTCTGCAACGGTGGGAGTAACAAGCCTTGCTTCCATTCCTTGATTAAGGTCAATTTTATAACCACTGTCAATAAGGCTCTCTAATTGATTTATTCCATATTCACACGCTAATATATTATTATCCATAAGAATGAGTTTATTAGTATCTTTTCTAACAATGTCCTGCCATATTCGGTATGGTTTTATGTTCCCTTCTTTTTCAGGTACAACACAATGAGTGCAGTGGTTCGGGCATCCTCGCGTCAAATATCCTATTGCATAATCACATTTAGGGTAAATAGTGTAGTCAGGGAATGTATCGTCTATTTCTTGCGGTAATTTACTATTTTTAGGAATGTCAACATATCCTGTACCGCCTTTCACTGTGTGTTGAGGCAAATTCTTATTTTCAGGCGTAAACTCAAATACTTTTGATGAATATATTAAATCGAATAATGAATTGTACTCTGTAAGTTCTCTCTCATATTCTTCTTTTGCCGTTTCGCCGCTTATAACAATTTGCTCACCATTCAAAGGCTCTTTTTTATCCCAATACCACCATTTTACAATATCACCCTTTGCCTTATGATATGCCGATATTTTCATCAACGCATAATTCGGAAAAGATTTGTTTTTCATATATTCTTTTTCTGCATCGTGTATTCCTATTATCAAACAATCGACACCGTCCTTACGCCGCGTTATATGCGTTTAAATCAACGACTGTGTTTGTATAAACTTTAATGCTGTTTTCGAGAGTGCGTTTAGCTTCGCTGTGTTGTCTTTCGTAGCTGAACTTTTCTATCGGGTTCTTAGCTTCAGCGATTTTAGCTTCAAGGCGTGCTATTCTCTCTTGCAGCGCGTTTCTTTTTGCGTCGCCTAATTCGTCGTATGTTTGCGTCATTGACACTGTAGGGTATATTTGTGCTTGCAGAGTGCTTATTTCGCTTGCGAGCCTTTCTATTGCCGATTGGTTTGCTCTCATTGCAACTTGCGCTACTACGTTGTTTCTGCCGCCGCTTAAATCTTTCATGTCAAGAGCGAATTTTTCATTCTCCAATACCGCTACTTTTGCCATTTTCCAAGCCTTTGTTAATGCCGTAGACATATTCATATTGTATACTTTTCTCAAACTGTGTGCTTTGTTCATTATATCTACTTTATTATATTTCATCTCTTTTTCTCCTTTTCTAATTCAGTTACCCATTTCCACAAAATTTGTAACATTAATGCGTTTTTTGTTTGTCCTCGTTTTCTTGCTATAAGAATTAACTTTGTATTTAAATCATAAGGTATTCTCAATCCAGTTCGTACTCTTTCGGTAGTCATTTTTATTACCTCTCTTTTTTGTTGTCTACTTGTTGTCTATATTATATCATAGTTGTCTATGTGTTGTCAATGAATAAATTGTAAACATTTTTATGATATAATTTATGTTGTCATATTGCCTATGAAAGGAGGTATATATTATGCCTACGGGGAATTATAAAAATCCTCATTACGCTCTGCGAATACCAGTTGAAACTATGAGTAAACTCAAGTATATAGCTGAATATAGCGGACGTTCTGCAAATAAAGAAATTGAACAGTTAATATTAGTTCATATTGAAAAATGGGAAAACGAAAAGGGAATTATTTCGCTTGATGGTTATTTTCCACGAAAAGGTTAAAAATTTGTATTAAGTAGTCGTTAAAACTATAACCTTGTTTTTTTGCTTCTTGTTTAAGTTGATTATTTAATTTGGTTGGAAGGCGTAAGGTTGTTTGCTCTCTTTCAAGATTTTGAGATTTTTTCAAGTCATCACCGCCTTTCAAATAATTTAGGAGGTTATTATGCAAATGATTTCTGTAAATTCAAGCGATATTCAGTCTGTCGGTTATTCAAATTCAGTTTTGCGAATTAAATTCCATTCCGGCGGTTTATATGAATATACAAATGTGCCTCAAGAGGTCTATTATGGATTAATCAATTCAGGTTCAAAAGGTAAATACTTTCATACCTTTATAAGAGGACGATACGGCGAAAAACGAATCGCTTAATCTTCAATTTCCAACGGCACGCCTATTTCGCTTCGGACTACTTTAACAAATCCGGGGTCTAATATTATATTAGACATCAAATCATAATTTTTTAGTAGCCACTCTTGCAACGGCTTTGCTAATTTTTCTAATTCTTCAAACAATTTTTCTTCATCTTCTTTCATCTCATCATCGCCTTTCTTATAATTTAGGAGGTTATTTCTTCTGGTCTGCCGCCTGTACTTTCTGCCTGATATGAGGTCAAAAGTCCAAAAGTTTCTAATGGGATTTTATGTTTTTTTACAGCATCTTTTATTTTTCTATGTTCTATTCCCGTTTTTTCAGAAACAATTTTCGATGTTGTATATGGTTCTATGTTTTTAGTACCTGTTGGTAAAAATACTATCTCTTTCACGTTATCACCTCGCTTGTTTTTTTTTAGTGGTTTTGTTATAATGGTTTGAGCCTGAACATATCACCTTAGATGGGAGGTGATATATTTGAAAAAAGAAGAAATTGCTTTGCAACTTACTTTAGCCCGTTTGGATAGTCTGTTTGCGACTTCAAAAGAAGTTATTGAAGCCCATTCTCAAGCAAAAGAAATCAATTCTTATTACAACGAACAAATTGCTGTAGAAACCTATAAGTTATTCAATACTATTTACAACAATCTTGACTTAAAAGATTGTCAAAAATAACGATGACTGGAATCTGCAAGAGCTTTTAAAACTGGAATAATTGTTTCAATATTTTTACGCACCTGTTCAGGCTCTATTTTTATATTCTCCTTATTCCATTCAGTTAATAATTTTATTTGCTCCGCGAGTGTTTCCATTATCGAAACCATGTCCGGTCTTTCTTTTTGAATCTCTATCATTTTCTTTCCCTCTCTTTCTTTAGTTCCGCTTCGGCGGGCTTTTTTTACGACGTGGTTTGATGAATCTGCTGCCGAATTTTGTAAATGCTTGTTGCGTTTGTCCTATTTTTGTGCTATAATATATTTTGACCCATGGGACTGTAAGTAGAATGGAGATTTGTGATGAGTCTTTTTGAAACAGTCACACTGCTTCTTTCAGCAATGAGTGTTGTGATTGCTATTTTATCATACAAGCAGAAAAAATAGTATAACATAGCTTTGTTTGTAACGGCAAACAATATTCATATTTGGTGGTATTGTTGAGAACTGACCATTCTTTCCCGCAAAAAAATTAAATCTTGCAGTACAGTATTGGAGGGTATGAATTGTTTGCTTGTTGCTTTTTACTAAAGTATTGACAAACTTTATTTTTTATGATAAACTGATAATGCTGAAAGAAGTAATCAAAGTCTAAAATCTTTTTTTGCAATCCATGTTTATTTACGGACTGGTCATCTGTAAACACCGGTGAGAACAATAACTTTGTTGTTCCTCAATCCGTGTCATGTTCTAACAGGCGTTCCATTTTGGAGCGTCTGTTTTTTCGCCGTTTTAATCAATCCATGTTTCATACCCTATCTCCTTACGACGTATTTTGCGTTGGTAATAATGGTTTTGTATCTTTAAATAAATCGGATATTTCACAATCAAGCATTTTTGCCAATGGTGAAAGTTTTTTAGTCGGTGGAGTTCTATCGCCTGATTCCCACATTGATATTATGGAAGAACTTTCATAACCTATAAGTGTAGCAAGTTCCGCTTGACTTAGATTTTGTTTAATCCTATGTTCACGTATATTATAACCAATATTCAAATTATCACCTCTTTTATTTTTCACAAAACGAGAGAAAAAAGATTGATTATTTTCTCATCATGTGATATTATAATACATCACATTTCGAGAATTGTCAAGGGGTTTATTGAGATATTTACAAAAAGTTCACATTTCGAGAAAACTGCTTTACATTTCGCGTTTTGTGAAATATAATATTTACGGAGAGTGAAATCATGAGAATCAAAGAAATACGTATCAACAAAAGCATAAAGCAAAAAAAAATAGCACAGGATTTAAACATTCCACAAAACACTTTTAGTCAATACGAGAACGGACACAGAGAACCCGACAATAGAACATTAGTAAAAATTGCTGAATATCTCCATGTAAGAGTAGACGACCTTTTAAAAACTCCTGTCAACATTGACAATCCCACGCCGCCGAATCAAGAAGAAAGTCTTACTCAAAAAACCCGCTCTGAATTACTGCAAACGCTGTTTGATATAACGAAAGATTTCAATGAAGAACAAAGGCTGCAAGTATTGGATTACGCAGAGTATATCAAAAACCGCAACAAAAAAGAATAAAAGAAATACCCCTGTTTATACAGGGGTATGGGCGCGAATAAATTATGTTTTTGCAAATTTTATTTTCTCGGCATAATCAATAAGTTCCAATAAATCTTTGTCATTGAAATTCTGTGCCGCTTCTTCTATTCTTTCGCAGAAATCTTGCCTTTCCCCAACAATATCTATAGTCGTTTTCACAGTGGATTTAGATTTCGGATTTTCAACTACATTCATTTTCTCACTCCTCCATGTTATGAATCTGTTTTTTTGACATCATCAAAATGGATTAAAAGCAATCAAATTGTTCCTGTTCATTATATCATAAAATAAGGGCGAAAAAAGTAGAATTTTGTTGGATATACGCATATAAAGTGAAAATACTTTACAAAATTTTGGTGTAAAGTATTTTATATTACATACCGTTTTAACCAGTTAATTACGCTTAAAAAGGGGGTTGAAATCAAAAATGAAAACAATAAAAGAATTAGCTGACTCCATAGGTGTAAGCAAAGTAAGCGTTTATAAAGCTATAAAAAGAGATGATATAAAGCGATATGCTTTTAAACAGGATAATATCACTTTTGTTAATGAAAAAGGTATAGAATTGCTTATTTCGCTGTTTAACAGCAGGAAATCACTTGATGTTTTAACCGGCAGTAAACATAACAGTAAATCATTAAATCAAGAAGATAATGACGGTAATACCGACATATACCAAGAAAACACAACCAAGTTTTTAATGGAGCAAGTTAAAGGTTTACAGGAAGAGTTAAAAGTTGAAAGAAACAGCAATAGGGAGCTCGCCGACCGTCTTGCAAATATAATAGAAAATCAGCAAAAACTACAGGCTACGCAGATGATAACAGACGGCAACGCAAAAAAAAGCCTGTGGAAGAAATTTTTCGGCAGGAAAGATAATTCGGGGGAAATATAAAATAAGGAATAAAAACTGTGCAGTTTCGGCATAGAAAAAATATAATAGTAACTTCGCCACATATCACAGGCTCATAACTTAGTGTCATAAATAGAGAGGATTTTTATAATGATTTACGGATATGCAAGAGTATCTACAAAATGGCAGGAATCAGACGGCAACAGTTTAGAAGCACAAGAGAAAATACTTAGAGAAAACGGCGCGGCAGAAATATTCGCCGACAGTTTTACCGGGGTCAAGTCTGACAGACCGAAACTTAACGAACTCCTTGAAAAACTTCAGACAGGCGATACAGTGATTGTTGCCAAACTGGACAGAATAGCCCGGAGTATGATTCAAGGAAGTGAATTGATAAACACTCTTATCGAACGCGGTATAAAAGTGAACGTGCTCAATATCGGCGTTATGGATAACACTCCTACAAGCAAGCTAATACGGAATATCTTCTTCGCTTTTGCAGAATTTGAACGCGATATTATAATAGAGCGTACCCGCGAAGGAAAGAACATCGCAAAACAAAATCCCGGATTCAAAGATGGCAGACCTAAAAAATACAGTTCAAAGCAGATAAATCATGCCTTAGAACTATTGAAAACTCGCACATACAAAGAAGTTGAAAGCTTAACAGGCATAGGGAAAAGCACTTTAATCCGTGCAAAAAAAGACGTTCTCTAACTAACTTTTGGTGCGAATTATTGATGCCAAAGTATTCAATTCTTATACATAGATTTTTCAACAGCTTTTTGCCAAAATTTATCAATATCGAAACTGCTGTTAGAATTGATTTTCTGCGGTGGTGGAGTATAGAAATTGAGCGTTCGGACAGAATTAAATAAACTTGTTAAGTAGTAACCTTTCAAGTTGGAATTTATTCTGCTACCGTTGTTGTTTTTCGATAAACAATCTAAAACATAGGAAATATGCGGTTTATTTATACCCATAAAGGCATTTTTAACAGTATCAAGGGGCGTATATTGTTTGGCAATACGGATTTGAGATTGTGGATTATTAGGCATATTTAGGGTATCACATACAATTTTATATAGCTCTTTAAGTTCGTTTTCTTGCGTTGGGTGTTCTTGTTCAAGTTGGTCTAAAGATATTTTATCTGCCACAAATTCTGGGATATTATCAATCGTATCAATATCTATCTGAATATCGGGCGTTTCAGGTTCGCTCTGCTGATTGATAGATATACAATCTTGTTCTAATTCATTTTGATTTAGATAGATATTATTATGCTCCTGATTTTCAATATCATAGTTATCAATATCTTGATTATCCAGA